CTTTGTGTAGTTTTCGCTGATGTCAACCCTTACAATGTGACCTATCCTTTGTTTTGCCTCTTTGATAAGGTCAGCAAATACCTGGTGCACATCTTCGCCTGTTGGCAGTTCTGTACTCACATTTGTTTTTTCAAAGTCAAATTTAACCCTCTGTGCTTCCATTTTCAAAGTCTTTCATTGCGTTGTCAATAATCTGTTTAATTTCCTTGTCGGTAAATTTAAGGTATAGTTTGCCACGTTGCTGAAACATGGCGTTTTGGAGAAGAAAGCGGGCAAATTCTTTTCCGTATTCTTCCATACATTGTTCAATGATTAGTTTGGCTGTTTTGTTGCCGTAAAGCAGCTTATCACAGTCAACTTTTTCTATTATTTCTTCAATCTTTGTCATTTGTCCTAATTTAGATATTATTGTGAAATATTACGGAGCTTCAGGAAGTTTCATCCAATATAAAACAGTCCCTTTTAAATCACTCTGCCACATATCAAGCCACTCAGATTCATTCCAAAAGCACATCTTAACATAGCAGTTATCCATAAAACACAGATAGCTACCTTGTCTGTCTGGATATATAGATGCACTAATCCAATTACTCTTTTCCTCCACATCAGGCAGAGGACACCAATTTTCTCCTTCAAGGGAGGCATACCATCCAGACCAGTTTGGCAATCTTCCTCCTCCTTCACGGGTTATCTCAAATCCATGCTTTTTGCAGTCTGAAATAAATCTTTTCAAATCTTCTTTCTGATTCTCATCAACCACAATTTTTATTTCAATCCGTTTCATTGCTGTTCCTCCAATTTTTCAAATTCATAACTATTTATGAAAATAATATTGTCGTCTCTGTCAATGACAGATGGTAAACAATCAAGTAATTCAGAGTATATCAAATCTTCTTCAACTTCTCCAATTTCATCATCTGTATTTATAGTGAGAATGTACCTAAGTTGTTTCATTGCTGTTCCTCCTTAATTGTTAATTCCTCGCCGGTCAGGGCAAAACAAAGGTTCTGAAGCTGGTGAACGTATTTTATGTGTTTGTATTTTTGACACTTAAATCCGCTTCTGACACCAGTGGATACAACTCTTGAAAACCAAGTGAACGATATCTTTCGGTGTCCAATGTATAGGTCAAAAGTGTAGTCGTTATCCTCAAACCCAAACTTTCGCAGCCATTCTTCGGTTAATGGGATGCCTGAAATAAGGCCATGTTCACAGCCAATACACACATTGTCATAGTGGACATGAATACCGTTCCCATAATCAGGATCAGTAATACCATGAACTGTTGCAATGTAATATTCCTGATATAAAACAAAATTTCCAATTCTCAATTCATTTGCTTTCATGGTTTCCTCCTTCCTGTTTCAATTTCCCAATCTTCGCGGAGTTGGGAAGTCTCTTTAACATCATTGTTGAATACATCAAATTTCATCCATACTCTTCTTGTACTATTAAAATACCAACCATTGTCAGCACACCACTCCGCAAACTCGCAGAGGTCTTTGTTGTACCTTTGAATGATCTCATGCAATTCAATCAGTGTTTCATCACGTTGTTTCCGAAAGTGTTCAGATGCCGTGTCTTTGTTTACATTTTTCTCACATTTTTCAAAAAACGCAACAATATCAATAGCTGCAAATATTTCCCAGTTATCATATTTTTGACGATTAACTTCGTTTTTGATAAGTTTTTCAACTTCGTGTATCCTATAAATTTTTTCCGATATTTCCTTTTTCATTTTGTTTTCTCCTCAATATTATACATTGTTTCCCCAATATATCCTCCTCCGTAATCGTGGCTTGTTTTTCCCATAAACTTCCTTCTCGCTTTCAAAACTGCCTTCTTAATATCTTCATATCCAATGACGACCCATTCTCTTTCTCCAGATACAGCTATATGCAATTCATCAACTTCCCCGTCTTTTTCAAATAATCGTATTACTACATCGTTTTCCTTGCACCTATATGTAAAACTTCCATTTTCTATTGCCTTGTGTTTCATTTCGTTTCCTCCAATTCGTTTATATAATCATCATAGTTTGGAGCAACTTTCTTCCCAGTACATACCTCCTCAATCAAGGATGCTCCTTTATCCATCCCGGCAGCAAAGCATTGCCTTCCAAATATTTTCATGGCTTCAATACATTTCCCAGGTGAAATTGAATCATTATGATAGTTTCTTTTTAACACAGAAACAGTTTTCCCAGTTTCTTCAGTCGCCAATACATCAGCTAAAATTTCAATCATTTTCTTAATTTCCTGTTTTTTCATTTTAGTATTGTAAAAGTTTAACAAAAAACAATATTCCGGCAATGGCAAAGTAGCCGAGGAGCATTCCCGCTACAAGTCCCCCAATCCATTTCCAATCAATTTTCTTTATCCATTTCATCTTTGTAGATTTTAAGAAGTTCTTTTGTCGTTATTAAGGCATCATCATATCCATCAATGTAGCATTTCCACTTCCCGTCAACCCCTATTGTATCGCAGTTCAGGTTAAGCCAATCACCAAATTTTATGGCAAATTCGTCCTGTTCGTTCATGGTTCTATTTTTAGTTTAAGGATTGAATGTTTATTAACCACACAAGATTTAATTTCAGGCATTTTGCCTACCTCATTGTTCGGGGCATAGGTTATTTCAACTTCCGCACATGCAGCAGCTTCTTCTATTCCCGTGTTATAGCCAACTTCCCATGCAATAGTACGCTCCATTCGTTCGTACTCTTTCAGTAGTTCACAGATTTTTGCACGGCTCCGGGTTACAAAACCTTCTTTGCCGTAGCCTTTGCTTTCTAAAAATTCGTTTGGTGTCATTTCATATATTTTATAAGATTCTTTTGTTTGTCAGGAAGTAAATCGGCATCAGCCAAATCAAATAATGCCTGATTGTAGGCATCTTTCTGGATTTCTGCTAAGATGGTTTTATACGCTTCATTTGTAGCGATAATCAACGCATTTGAAAGTTCCTCCGGTGTTTTCATATTTTCACAGCTTTATGAAGTTTAACTTTTAACAGACTTCTTAACTGCCATGTAAGCAGTTCATACGGTAGCATCATGCTTTTGTCTCGTGGCGTTACCACCCATACCCATTGTTTCTTTTCCTGTAATTCAGGCAGGTCGGTTACTGCGACCTCCTTCCCGACTTTGTAAAATTTACTTTCCATATTTTTTCGGTTTCCCTTTAATTTGCTTTACAAAGTTAAGCATTATTTTATCCCTGTGCAATATTTTTGACAAAAAAAATACCTGCCCATTTCTGAGCAGGTACAAATCAATCAACAGATGTTCAATTAGTCCCTATCTTTTGTCCATGTTTCCGGTTTTGGGTAAGTCGGTTTGTCCGGGTCTTTTTTGTAGATCAGCCAGAGCAAAGCCAAGAAGGTCGCAAACATTCCGATAATACAGAAGGTGGCAAAAATGATTCGGGCAATGGGTAGGGTAGCCAAAGCATATCCGAAAAATCCTCCAAAAGCAAAGGCAGCCACGAATACAAGAGAAAAGAGTGTTTTTTTCATAATAATTCATCAATTAAGTGTTCATCCCTTTTGTGTAAATCTTCAAAATCAATTCCTCCCTGTTCGTCTTTGATAGATTTCAATACTTTTTTCATCCCTTCATTGTAAAAATCCAAAAGCAAATTTTCTATTTTCAACTTCCGTATTTGTTTTTTCAGCAGTTGTTCGCTGATCCGTTCAACATCAGCATCAAGAATGTCATGGTCGCGAAGGTATTTTTCAGCAGTTTTTCCGGTCATTTCTGATAGGGCCGTGTCGCAGCAGTAAGCATTAAGAAGTTGCGATAATTTTAATTTCATTTGTTCCTTTTTATTGATAATTCAATGTATGCAAACAAACAACATAAAAATCCCAAAATGCTTACGAGCAAAACTTTGGGGTCTTTATCTACATAGAAATATAGCAGGAAGAACCCAATCCCTATAAAATAACCTATTAAGGCTTCAATCTTTTCTTGTATGTTTTTCATTTGATTTTTTTTGGATTAATGTAAGTAAGCCTGAAGTCTTTATTTTCCGGGTCAGCCAGAAATTTATGAGCATGAGCCTCTCTCCGGGCTTTGGTTGAATAGTAAAACGTAGTATAGGTATTAATCATTAACCCGTACATTTTTGTTGTATCGGGGCTGACAAAGCCTAATTTGGCTATCTTTTCTTTTATTCTGATTGCCATTTCACGGGCCGAAAGGTTGGCTTGTTCTTCTTCGTTCATTTTTTAGATGATTTTGTTTTGTTCTGCCTTAAATTCCATGTTTGCATCATGCAAAGTTAAAGCCTGAAAGTTTGATTTGCTTCCACGAACTCCCGGATTTGCCCAAATGAATGAACCTCCAACGTGGTAAACAAACGGAATGTCCATGAGTAGGTTTCTTTTCTGTATTCTTTTCAGTTGGCGGTTGAACCAACTTGCAAAGAATAAAGGAGTTTTTACTGTTCTGTTTTTTCTTTTCAGTTGCGGATAGGCTTTAATAAAGTCATTACTCCCTGATTGGATAAAGTCAAAAAGGATTGCTTGGTTTTTTGGTAAATCAATACCATCAATTTTTTTAAATGATTTCATAATTTTAATTTTTTATTAGTTTTTAAGCGTAAATTACTGCTAAAATAAACAATGCAAAGAAGGCAAATGTGATTATCACTATTGCCCATGCCTGAATGATTCTGTTATTTTTCATGCCAAAAAAAGTAAAATTGCACAAATTAACCAGAATAAAACGACTGCAATTAAGCATCCGTTGACTGTTTTTTCTTCCTTTGTAAAGCTCATAGCATAAGTGTTAAGATTATTACAACAAGCAAAAGAATAAGGCAAAGGGTAAAGACCACTCCCGAAGGAATGATCTTTTTGTTTGTGCCGTATTGTTTCAATTTATCCATAACGTTAGCAAAGTTAATTAAAACAAATGTAATTCACGTTTGCGAAACTCCGAGCAATACTTATTCCAAAGTTCCGTCGCTCTTTTCTCATCAACTTCCGATAGTTCATTGAACATCATTACAAGACGGTAGTCAGCATTTTGACCCCGGAGATAGACGCTGTGATCGTCTGAGTAGTAATAAAACCAGTCATGCCCTTTTAGTCTTTCTTCAAAGGTTTCCCATAATGTTTCCATAAATGTTTAATTTTAAGGTTATTGTCTGTAAAAATAAATAAGTTGCAAGTCCTTTGTGTATGATACCCGAAGCTGTTTTCCCGTTCCCCAGTATGCGCCTCCCTTGTCGTAACCGTCTGTTAGTTCAACTTTACAGTCAAATATTTTGGGCAGTTCGTCATAATCGGCAAGCTGAATGATAGGATACATTTTAAACTTGCCTTCCTGAACATTATCCCTGCCCATTGGCGCACCATAACGGCAGTCAACTTTTGTGATAATTTTGTCAATGGTTCTCATTTCGCAAAGATTTTTTGGTTTAATTTTTCAAATTCTTCATAATAGGATATCCCGGCTAAAATAGCTTTTAGGTTATAATAGCGTCTGTATTCATCAACGTCTATTCTGCCCTCCCTGAAGGCTTTCATTACTTTGTCAGTTTTACGTTTCATTTCATTTCATTTTTACATGGTTCAATCCTGATATCGGTAAAAAATTTGTACTTTTCAATACTGATTTCCATTTCGTAGCTTATCCGGTCAGCAAATTGCTCAGCATGTTTCCGGCTAATCCTTTGAGACAAAACAGTTCTCCGTCTTTTGGAGAACTCATAAGCTGTTACAATGTACTTTGGTTTCATACCCTTTGATTAATTGTGTTGCAATTTCTTTTACGTTGTCGGTTTTTTTACACGAAGTTCCACAGATAGGAGTCATTTCTCCCATTCTAATAATATGAATACCAACATTATAATTTGAATTGGTTTCAAGTCTTAATTTAATGACAAGATATTCCTTGCCGTCAACTGTTGTTTTCATTGTTCAATTATTACTTTTGTCACAGATATTGCATGTGGATTCATTAAACCATCAAATGTTAATAAAACCGCTCTTTGGGTTTTTATTTTCCTTTTAAAATAGTTTGCCTTTGCAGTCAGGTTTTTATCATCACCAAAAGAAATAAAAATATCCCCTGCATTTCCGTTTTTTAACATTCTGCTGTCTGGATGTACTATTTTCATTTCCCTGTTTCTTTGTAGTTCCATTTTTGCACAATATAAGAGGCCATAAAAAGCCAGGATAGCCACAAACAGGCTAAAGTAATACACAGTTCCACCCGAAGGCAGAAAGTGGCCCCAGATGCCACTAATGAGGCAACTGAGGCGCAAAACATCCAGTTATTAAATCCGGTTTTCATTGTTCAAGGTATTGAAACAATTTCGGGTGAATAGTCCGGGCCTGTGCTTCGGATATCCTTTTGCAGTTTTTACGCAAATATCTGACATGGCAGGAAGTCTTGCAAACGTCTGAGTTTGCATGTGAGAAAATAGCTGCAATGCACTCCTGCTGCATTGTCCCCGCTATCCAATAAGGCCGTTTCTCTTCATTCAGAATAATAGCTAAAACATTCCCTGAATGGTTCCCCGGATTTTTGCGGGTTCCTGCCCTTTTATCCTTGTTTGTCGGATATTCGAGGTAAAATATAAATCCCTTCATAATGTAGCCCTTTCCGCTAATTTTCGGGTTATTTCCCCGTTTTCTGCCATGTGATCAACAAAGTCAACCCAGGCCATCCGGATGTCACATTTGTATTGATTTTGCCGTTTCCCTTTGCGGTATTCCTTTTTGTACTCCGGGAATGTATCCCAGAAACAGGAGCGTAATTCTGATAGTGTTTTCATCTTTGCAAAATTTTAAGGTTTATAAACATAATTAACTGATTTTAAGGTTGATATTCAAATTTAGCTTTTACTCTTTTGCACTGATCAAAGGCAAATGCAGGGCCAAAAGTCTCAAGGTAAGAAAAATAGACTTTTCTCCGGAGCCTTTTTAATGTTAAAATTTGTAGTTTCATTTTGGTATGGTTTAATAAAGTTCTCCGTTTGCGGTAAAATCGTAATCATTGGCCTCAATAGTTTCAATGATAGCTTCTTCCGAAGTAAGGTAGTCAAAGTCTTTTTGTAGCATTATCCGATAATCTTCCAAAAGTGAATTTAAAAAATCACTTTCCAGATCAATTAGTTTATCTTCGCCTTCTTCCGTTTCCATGTATTCAGCAAAGACAGGATTAAACTCATTCAGGAAGTTTTCAGCAGTTTTGTACGTTTCGCACATTTCGCCGTGTTCATTCAGAATGTTTTGAGCGACCTCAGCAGCCGATAAATTAAAATTGCCGTCTATTGACATTCTGTAAAGGTCAAACTCGGTGATTTTAAGGCCAATGTTTTCAGCATCTTCATAAATGACTTCCCACCAGTCATAATCTACATTAATGTCGGACAATTTTTCAATGGCCTTTTTTTGGGCATCTTCTGACAATTCAGAAAATTTGAATAGTTGAATTTCAATCGTTTTCATATTACACAATTTTAAGGTTATTTAATGTCATTATAGGATATTTCCGCATCATCATTTAATATACATTCTTCCCATTTATTACCTTGTTTAAAATATGCGGTCATTTCATAAGTTAATCCGTGTGTATCTCCGTAAACATTGCATCCAATAGTTGCATTATACTTCTTTAGTAATGCAATTAATTCGCTTTTAAAATTGTCAATTTTTTCCATATTAGTAAATTTTAAGGTTTAAAAACTTTTGTGGATTCCCCGGACTTGCACCGGGGCCACCGCGTTGACGGATTAATCCTATTGATATTCTAAAAAATATTCGATCATTGAATGAACGTAAATAAGTAGTCCCGATTTTTTCCTGCTTTGTGATTCATAAGGGTTATAATATTTCAGATCAAGGGATTTATAAAGTTCCGGCAAATGTTTTTTAATCAGTTTACGGATCATTGCTCCGTCTGCCTTTGTTGTTCCTTCCATATATTTATCCCATTGAACGGCCCCGCACCCAATACAGGTATCAATTAACTGTAAATAGTTTATTGTTTTAGGCGTTTTCATCTCCCCACAATTTAACAGCTAATTTAAATTTGCTTTCTAATTCGTTTACTTCTTTTTTGGCGTAAACAAGAGAAAAAGAATGAGTGCGGGCAATTGTGCCATTCTTAAGGCCCTCATGTACTTCTTTTGCCTTTTGTAGTTTATATTCAAAATATTCTACACTTTCAGGCATTGACAAATTAATAACCGTGCTTTTTCGTTCCCAAAATTCAGATTTATTCTCATATTGTGCGGCTTTTTTATCCATTTCCACACTTTTACCCATTGCTGACCAGCTTTTATCTAATGCTCTCCGGTGATAACCTTCTGAATGATGGCCGACTAAAATAGGTTGACCGAGTGGTATATGTTCAACCAATTTATGTGATGTTTCATAAAATTGCGTGCTTTTCTTTTCAGCATTGTCCGCAGCTTTTCCCCATCTTTCCGCCTTCTTTTTTGCCCATTCCTGAGTGTTCATACCATCAGCACGGATAATAGAGTAATAAAAAAAACCGTCTTTTTCGGCAATAAGATTAAAAACAATACTGTCATTTTCTTTGCCGTACTTTGTAGTGACAGGGATAATATCCCCTCTTTCGTGTTTCCCTTCGCACTTTGCTAAAAAAACGTTTTCGCAATATTTGTAATAAGTATTCATATTTGTTAAGATTTAAAAGGTTTAAGCATACCATGAACAATATTCCTCCCTGCCGTCCCATTTGTGGCAGTATTTGTAAGAAGCCAAATTTATTCGTTCACCTGGCAAAATTTGTTTTCTAAAAATGTCGCCTATTTTACTGGAGGGGTCGGCAACAACGTGCGCTGACATGTCATGATATCCGTTCCTTTCTCTATTTTCAACAAATTTGCACCCAATTTCAATAAATATCCCGGTTTTACCATGTATTTCAATAAGCTGGTAAAAATCAATATTTGTCTGTTCATATCCCCATGAACAAACAAAAATATCACCCGGTTTACTTTGTGGGATGTAGTCCGTTTTTTGTTTGCGCCGTGCTTCTTTCATTCCTTTGCGGACTTCCTGTCCTTCGCAAATTTCGGAAATTGAATTTTCCCGCTGTTCCAAAGAATGAAAATAGTAATTATTTATCGGCTTTGTTCCTTTGCCGACAAAACAAGCGCAGGCAGGGAATGTTTTACCCGACTTTTCAACTGAATAGCGGATAATTTTTATATTCCCGTTTTCTTCAAATATTGCGTTTTTCTTTTGCATAAAATACGCAATTTTGGCAGATTGAATTTTTTGTAAGTCTTTCATAATTGTAATTTTTAAAGTTATTGTAAAAATATGTTTCCTTTTTTTGTAAAACAATGATTTTTATTAGGTTTTCAAAAAATTAAGTTAAAAATACTTTCCGCAAATATTGCCACCAACAGAATGACAATAAAGATTAAAATACCTTTTTTTGTTTTCATCAGATAAATAATTTAAGTTTGTTTATTTCAATGTTGTTCAAATTCTCAGCAATTCCAGGTATTACATACCCATAAACAGGATGAGGAAACCATTTTATTTCAATCCCTGACTTTTGCGCCTCCCTGATAAAATAAGACTGTACAGATTTTAACTCCCTGTCATCTTTTTTGCTGATTGTTCCAGGATGCAAATAAAATTCAGGCTCCCTGCATTCTTGTAACTCTCTTAAATATTCTAAAATATTTGCCGGAACAAAAATAGCTGAGGATGCAAATTGGTACAGTTTTGACCACTGCCCACCATGCCAATTAGAGCAAATTTGCGAAGCTCTTTTTTTAGCAATCGTTTTCATCTTATTCTATTTTTTAAGGTTATTATTTTACATTCAAATAAATTCTCCGGAATTTTTTACCGTCGGAAATAATATAATAAGCTCCGGAGGATGTAATATAAACGGGAATTTTTGTTGTCCCGTCTTTTAAGGTCAGAGTTAATCCCGTAATTGAATCACAATAAGCCGGTTTTTCAGAATACACAAAATTGCCGGTACTATCTTTTTTAACGCAAATTTGTGCCGTTATCCCAGATACAAGGCAAAGGAGCGCAAAGGATAAAAATAACTTTTTCACGGTTAAATTGATTTATAAAAGTGAATATAACGGCCTCTTTCTGAATCACAGTTATACAAATGATATTCATTGATATAAATGTCAAACATAGTTTTTTCATCCGGCCTCGTTTCTCCTTCTTTCAAATATCCTTCTTTTGCATACCAGTCATATAATGACTGTTTTGAATTTAAACTATTTTTGTCCAAACTAACAGGACAAACCGACTGCCAAATACCAAAGGGAAACATATTACAAGACTGCAAATAAATTGTTTCACCGGCGCTAAATAATTTTAACGCTGTTCTTTTGTTAATTTGCTGAAGGGTTTTATACTCTCCGTATAAATTACCACTAAATTTAAAATTTTTCATATTACTAAAATTTAAGGTTATTTTTTTTGTTACAGATATCCGGCAAAATACCGGATATTTCGGATATTAAATCCTCATCAGTGCAACTTTTTTACTTTGCTGAATTATCCGCAATTTCCAGATAGGCCCGGTAAACTTTGCCGGTGGTTTTAGTTGTTTTTTCAACAAATAACTTCCCATTTGCGGACTCATATACCGGCAATTTTGTCCCGTCTTTTTGGATCAAATATTTGCCGGTATCTTTTTTGACCGATACCCTGCCGGATTTACTTTGCATTGTCACATAGTTACCGGATTGATCAACAGTCACCCTGGATTGAGAAGAAACAAAAAGAGAAGCAAAAAACAAAACGGAAAAAAGAACTAAAGTTTTCATAATTGTAAAGTTTTTAAGTAAATAATTAATGAATCAAATAATTTTAATATATTTTTTTAAGCATTTAGGACAATTAACAGTTTTGTCTGTTTCGATCCATCCAAAACTACGTTTACCCGGATTTATTCCACAAAGAGAAGTATTAAACCAGTCACCATAAGACTCTATCTCCATTGCCGGAACGTAGTGAATGATTTTTCCAATATCTTTATGATTGCCATTATAGCAGCGGCCTCCTTTAATTGCGGGCATTAATTTTAACATATTAACAAGGTATTAAATTAGAGATAAATCATTATTAATGCTATTTATTGTTTTTTGTTTATCGGATTCATTAATGTTGTTCCAAAAATCAGAAAATTGAGGTGCTAAAGCATTATCCCGATATTTTTTTAATAAATCGGAAAATATTTTTTTGTTTTTCTTGTTATAATTATCCCATGCAATAATAACGCCAGGCAAATAATTCTCTTTTTTATGCCAGAAAATATCTTCATTCTCAATAAAAAGGTGAAAATTGTTTACTGATGTTTGGCGCAAAATGATAAACTTTTTCATAACTCAAATATTTTATTGTTAAACCATAAAAAAATTGCTGAAAGAACGTGCAACTAATATACACTGTTAAGAATAGCCAAAACCATGACTTTTGTCATGTTTCTAAAAATATTTTTTGGTCACTCAAACTATTTATTATCAGATGTTTAACTCAAATATTAAACATAATTTTAGCCTAAAAACAACAATTTTTAAGCAAAAATTCTGCCCAAAAATCTATAAATACTTATATTGTATATATAAATATTTATTAAGTGTATTGAATCCTCAGAAGTATTGATCAACATTCAAGCTACTTAATAAGAGTATTTATTCCAAACAACAGTATTGATTTATTCAATAGTCCTCAATAGTCTTAATATTATTCTGTCTGAAATATCTAAATATTTATAAGTAACCAGAATAAAAAAAAAGAAAAGAGACTTGAATTTTATTTCAATACTAAACTATCTAAAGAATGAAATATAAAAGCTGAACATCAAAACAAAATAACATTGAATAAAAATTAAGTCGGAAAAATATTTCTGGATTGCACCGGTGCGAACAGTGATCCACTATTTCCAGGTTTCACAATGTTTGTCTTATAATTCATATTATGTTCAATGCAATGATTATATAAATGACTATTAATCAATGCTTTATTGTTTTACTCGCTTTTATGAATGTACTTTTGGGACAAAATGAGTATAAAATAGACTGAACCGGCACAAAAAAGAAGGGGCCGGGTGGGATCGCAAAATCAGTTTTTGAGCGAACGGGCGCACGAATCATCATCATCATCTCTCCAACTCCTCGATATGGTACATTTTTGGAATGATTATCAGTGTTAAGTCTTTCAAAAAAAAGTTACGGTGCTATTGTTATCTCCTTAACATTGTTTATCTTTGTGGTGATGTAAAAAAAGAGAACAAGGAGAGAATTAACAGGTAAAAATACAGTAAATGTCAAACGAAAACTTTAATAAATTTGCCAGAGAAGGAGGACAACTTACGCATGGTTCTCTTTTCTCTGGCATTTGAGCGGGGGATTTGATTTAGCTGCTGAGTGGGCAGGATGGGAGAATGTATTTCATTGTGAGTGGAATGAATTTGGCAGGAAGGTATTGGAATATTATTGGCCGGAAAGTTTTTCTATTTCAGATATTCACGACCTAACGGTTGACAATTATGGCAATCTTTTGTATCTTTGTGAAAAAGATGTTATAGTTATGGGACAACCAAGATCGAGTAAGTATGACAATGCCGTTCAGTTGTATGAACAGGGGATGTCAATAGGAGAGTGTGCTGAATTTTACGAGATTAGTCGTCAGGCAATGCACAAGATTCTTTATCGTAGGGGGTGTAAGTTTCGTGATCAGATGAAGTTAGGGGATGATAACCATTTCTTCAGGGGTTGCATGGAAGATTACACTAAAAAGAAAAGGGTTCAGCATATAGTTGCTAAAGCAATACAAAAGGGGGTATTGGTAAACCCGAATGTTTGTTCTGTTTGTGGTTGTGAAAATGTCTATAAAGACGGTAGAAGTGGTATTCAGGGGCATCATTGCGATTATGACAAACCACTTGATGTTATATGGATGTGTGTGGATTGTCATTTTGAATGGCATAAAAATAATAAAGCTATAAATGAAAAAGATGAGGAAAAAACAGGGAACCCTTCGGGAGCAGTTGACGTTGTTTCCGGGGGGTTCCCGTGATGACCATGCCAACCCTACTCAATGGCCGGGAAGCGAAAAGGCAATGAAGATGACCGCCACCTCTGGCCGGAAATGCTTAGAGTTATTAAACAAGTCAAACCAACATGGGTCGTGGGTGAAAACGTTTACGGGCTTGTTAATTGGTCAGACGGGCTGGTATTCCACGAGATCATATCTGACCTGGAAAATGCAGGGTATGAAGTACAACCGTATCTTATTCCGGCTGTTGGCGTGGATGCCCCGCACAGAAGGGATCGATTATGGATTGTTGCCCACAGTGAGGAGTGTTATGACAAGCGAAATATCAGAAACAAGGGCAATGGACAAATTTCCGAATTTGGAAACCGTGTTAAGTCAAATGTTATTGCCGACCCCGTCACCGGCTTGCGTAGTGGGGGGAGAACAGTCGGACAGTGTGGAAATGACGGAGAACGGGGGATTTATCCTTCGGAAACTGAACAAGCCGGAAATGACTTATGGAGCGAAACTGAGCGATGCCATGCTGATGATGGAGAAGAAAGGAATGCTCCCAACCCCGAATCAAAGGGATTGGAAGGGGGAATCAGGCCTAAAGAACCAGTACGATTTGACGCGAGAAGTAATGAAAATGCTTCCGACACCGGCAACCAGGGATTACAAAGGTGCAAGAACAACGGAGACATTGGAAAAGTCAGGAAGAACGGAGACAAACAGTTTACCCGATTTCTTCAACCAACCTTTGACCAGTTCCCAACTCAACCCCCGGTTCGTACAAGAAATGATGGGCTTTCCACCGGACTGGCTGGAATTACCATTTCAAAACACAGAAACGAAAGTATAAAGGCTTATGGGAATGCTGTTGTTCCTCAGGTTGTGTATCAGATTTTTAAAGCCATCAATGAATATGAGTCTCAAAAATAATCTCTTAACACTGTAAACGGTATTAAAATAATTATTAACTTTGGGGTAAAATAAAAACGGGGAATATGAACATTACTGAATTTTGGGGAAAATGGATTAAGTGCCACGAGAATGACACTTTTGAAAAAATGGACGCTGATTTTTTTTCGATGTTGGAAGATTACAGGACTGAGATTATCAGGGAGTGTGTAAACGCAGAGAAAAAGGATGACATGGAGGTCAAGATTGACGAGGTTTACTTTAGGATGGAGTGTTTAAAGTTGGCTAAGAAAACAAAAACCATGAGTGGAATTGGTCTTGACCCGGACAGGTGTATTGATGTTGCAGATGATTATTTTAGGTATGTTAAAAACGGGAAATAGGGTATGAACTCAGCGTTGATTTGGTTTTTGGGGATGCTGGTGATTGTGGTGTTGGTAGTTGGGATTGATTTGTTGTATCATTGGATAAATGGGAAGAAATGATTGAGGCGAGAAGGAGTTTTACCGGGGAGTTGCGGTGGTATCGGTACAATACAAAAGAGGTATTACAGCAGAAGGTATTGATTGAGGGCACTGAGGATGGAGTGTGGGTTCAGAAGTTTGAGTGGGCTGATGTAAAATTAGTGTGTGATGGAGGAGAGTAAGCAGTGTTTGGGATGCCGGTGGCATGGGGATATATACTGTTGGCATCCGGTGTTTGATGATCAGGATGATTTGGTAGTAAGTCATCGGCGTGGATGCAGGTTTTTTGAGCCGGGGAAACTGGGGGTAGTACCTGCATGGTGTCCGGGGAAAGAGGAAGCGAAAGGGTTTAAAATTAAATAGTTATGAATTGGATTAACAAGTTATTTGGGTACACCTATCTGGTGAATTTGCATAGTGGGGAAATCCACAACATGCAGAAGGAGCATAAGAATTGTCACATTGATTTGATAAGCCTTGACCACAGGCGTTTGGTGACAAAAAAGAAGGCATTAAAGATGATTGCCACAGGTAAGTTTAATGGTTGCCGGTGGTGCATGGGTGAGAAGGATACGGATGTGTGGTAGGTGTATTTAAAAAGTTGCTAACTTTGTTACTGTAAAAATGATGTTTTATGGCAAAGAAAAACAAACCGCTAAAAAGGGCTATGCGTCCTAACGAAGTCAAGAAAGCTGCAAAAGGGTCAATGCCCTTCGCTCCTAAAAAAAAAAGGATGATTGAATCCGAACTGCAAGCCCGAAGGCGGGTAAATTAAAATAGCTATGGCAGAACCAATGCCCAAGTGGATGCAGGAAATGTTGGGGGGTGAACCTGATTATGGCAATTATCCCGACATTTTTAAACTTGTTCCAAAAGAGAAGTATCAGGCAGACATTGACTATCTTAAAAAGTATTACAACAGCAAGGCTACGCGAGAAAAACTTAAAAACTACTTTGCTCAGTTTTCAAATGTTCCGGCAAAGGACGTTGATACCCGCGTAAATTCCGCAATACAAGACGCAATCCAACGACTTGACACACGAACGGTCTATTCGGTGGCCGAAGATAAATACGAGGAAGCCGAAAAGATTAATCCTACGCTTGGTTTATTCCGCAAGGGGTACACGGGGTTGGCTCAGGATAACGAAATGTTTGTAACCTCAGATTTGGGTGCACTCCCCCACGAACTTGGGCATCGTGCGATGTCTCTTGGGAAGGGTGCAGATAAACAGTGGCCGCTGGAAGATGTTGATTTGAGCAGTTTTGTGGGTGAAAAGATAAAACCTCAGTACACGGCAAAGTCAGCAAGCGAAAATCCGTTTTGGCACAAGTTTTTAAGAGCAGGAGAGGTAGGAGGATCGGAACTTCGTGCTGTTTTTAATGACCTCCGCACCCGGTTTCGCATAGACCCTGATAAACCGTTTGACACAAAGGACTATCCTGGGATCGAAAGTGACTACATTTGGAATGAACTTAAAAAAGTATATGACGAAAAGGATTTGAAACAGATGTTTGACGATCCCTTAAAAGGGATTGCCATGAACGTTTCTGATTTTAAAAAATATGTTCAGGATAAGAACAAAAAAAATGTTTAACTTTGTATTATTAACAATTAAAATTTACGACAATGCCACAAAAAGTAAAAAAAGGGTATGAATCAAAAACAATTTACACCAAATTTGGCCCGGTAACAAGCGTTGTTCCCACAAAAGAGACAATGGCAAAGAAACTCAAAAAAGATCAGGCAAAAGGAAAAGGAAAAGGAAATGCCAGTAAGGTTGGTGGAGTTTCCAGACCAATGGGAATGTATTAATACACAGAACAATGGCCGGGGCTTTAGCCGGAAAAGCAATAGGAGCCGTTGCCGGTAAACTTAATTCCAAAGACGGGCCTTCCTATGCTGCCAGAAAGGAAAGGTTTATGGAAAAGCAACAGGGTAAAGCCTTGAAAAAGACAATCAGAAAATTAGGAAAATGATCGTTGTCATTGACACCCGTAAGCAAACGGTGACAATAAGCCAGATTGACCATTTTGGAGAACTGGTTGATTGGGAAGATTACCTTGACTACGAGGTAATTCTTGAACCTCCGTCTGTTATGGAGTTTAAGAAGTATCTGGACGAAATGCAAAATCCATCCCACACATGATAGCCTACGCCGATCCATCAGTACAACCAATTAACCGGGTTCTTGGAGCGATGGAACTTGGCAGAGGCTTTAACAAAGGGGGGGAGGGTGTTGTCCATAAATACCTGTGCCGGTGTCGAAGACAAAAGGAAAAGAAGGCAAATTTGTTGGAATGTTGCCTTGATACTGTTCGCAGCGAATTACAGGTATTGGCATGGAAGGATAAGTGCTTTGAAGATTGGGTGATACGCATGGTTGAAGGTGCGGATGTGTCTCAGTTAGAGTATTTTCAGTCCCATTATAAGGCATCCAAAAATAAAAATGCCTTCTTTCTTGCGTTTGTCATAAATGAATTGTAACTTTGATATACTTCACGTAGGCTGTTGCCTACATATTTTCATAAGTTTGGTTTAGTTAGGTTTAGAAGGTAAAAGGGGGGTATTGACTCTCCTTTTATTTTTTTGCCCTTGTTTGTTTACAATGTTAAGATTTATTCGTATCTTTGTCCTATGGTTCACGAGATAAATACGGTAATTCTTAGCGGAGAGGTGACTTGGGTAAAAAAGAAGTACGCCAAGAATGAGAATTTTTACGTCATCTTTGCTATGCGCCAGGTAAATAAGGAGTGGAAAGACGGGAAAATGGTGGGTAAATCGGACGATGTTTTCTTTGTTACCTGTTTTAACGATGCAGCTATAAAAGCTGGGAACATGAAGGAAGGCGATATTGTTTTTATCCAGGGCAGGATTGTTCCGTATGTACTTGACGATGGGAAAGTTAGTTTTAACATAATGGCCGAGAAGGTTTTACGCTATGGAAACAAGGTTGATGACAATGACAGAAGTAAAGGACAAACATTTGGGGCGGGGGCTTAGGCGATTAAGGTACGAAAAACGGTTTGAACGGTGCAAGAATAAAGTACCATTTGATGTTGGACAAAAGATGGGACTTACCATTGACGACACTATTATGTTTCAGGAATACCTTGAACATCAAATAGATACTATGTTTAGAAACCTTTTTATATCAGCGAATTAGCCTATGCGCAACGCAATTTACATTGACAGCCTTCCAACGGCTATGGTGAACAACAGGGTTTTGGTGGGAGTGGAAGATACCTTTGAAGGGTTTCAGACCAAGGGGGGAATACACTTGGTAAACTTGACAGAACCCGATTCGTGGGCAGACAGCCATCAGTACAACATCTCAGAATTTGTCATGCGTCACGGGAAGGTTATGCTTGTTCCAAAGTCAATCAGCAAGGGTAGTTTTACCTACGATACCGACGTGGAACTTGAAGTTGGCGATACTATTTGGTGGAATCTGATCAGCTTTCAGAATCACATTCCACTGATTTACAAAAAGCAGTTGCTACTTATGGTTGACTACCACGAGATACTTGCCCGTAAACGTGGCGATGTGATTACCCCTATCAATGGCATGGGTTTGTTTACGCCGGTTGAGAAGTCAAGAACGGCTCTCTTCTACGTGGTACAGACAGGCTTTAGCGACGAGTGGGTACTTGATACTCTGCCGGAAAAAAACGTGCGCTACAAGGACGACAGACGATCAGCAAGCACCATTTGGGAGGTGGGTGATAAAGTAAGATTGCTTGTTGGTGGCAGTCCCTATAAATTGGAGGGAACAATAAACACAAGTCTTGAAAAAGAACTTTATGCGTGTCCGATGAATTATGTAATTTGTACGGTATGAAATTCTTAAATTTTAGCAATCCAATATTTCGTGATTATCAGATAATTTTATCGTGGATTCGTATTAATATCAGAATAACACGAAATAAAGAAAGGGTAAAAAACGAAAGGACGTTTCTATACAGGTATAAAAAACGCGATAACAGAAGGACGATCATTTTTAGATACGGATAATTTGTACGGTATGAGACCACATAGGTATGGGATATTGGGACAGGAAGTAAAGTCAGCAATCCGCAAACATTATGAAGGGCTATCAGAAGATGAAAAACTGAAACTTCTCAAGCAACAGCAGGAAGTCATTGAATGGCTAAGGGATAATTTTGTAAAAAAAGAAGATAATGGGGAAGCCAAAGGTTGACGAAAAAAAGGCTGAATCATGGTACAATCTTCAATGCGCAGACGTTCGCCTTCAGATTGATGCCTGTTTTGTTGATCTCATCTTATTTGGAACGTGTAGAACAAACCCAACGGAAGTAATGGCAGACGTTGAAAAAAGAATATTGGAAATTCAAAAAGAACAAGATAATGGAAAAAGAAATTAACGAAAAGAACTTACTCACTCAGGCCGAATATGCCCGTAAAATCGGTGTCTCCCGTGCCAGGGTGTCGCAAATGATCAAGGAGAAAAAACTTACCGTCGTCATAATCGGGGGCGCAAGACTTATTTTTGTTCCAGGAGGTATTGAATAATATGGAATACAAACTCGTTGTTATTCATTGGGTTGATTCAAACTCAATAGGAAGTAAGTGGACGCATAAAGACGACATTCCTGAACCTGAACTTTGTTTATGCAGGTCAATAGGATGGGTTTATAAGGAAACAGATGAAGCCATAATGATTTGCTCACACTTTTCTTTTGTGAACGACTTAAATGATCTTGGGCTACATAGCCCTTTTGTAATTCCAAAGTGTTCAATTAAAAAAATGATTTACCTAAATGAAGAAAATTGAAAAAGTTTTCGTACCTTTGAGTTGAAGTAAAATAGTTTCATATTTGTAAAGGTTTTAGGGTTATCCGGGAGCCACCGACTCTTCCAAGGCTCCCGGTTTTTTTGGGGGAAAAGTTAAAAGATTATACATGGAAGCATTAAAAATTGATCGAACAAAGTTGATAACTCCAAGCGCATACGCTAAGTTGAAAAAGATAACTCCGGCAGCAGTAACGAGAATGATGAGAGAGGGCAGGGTTAAGGTAATAACCATTGAAGGCGGTAAACTGATTCTTCTTGACTGATTTTTTTTGTCCGAAAAGTTAAAAAATTTAACAAATGTAAAATATAAACACTATGAAAACGTATTCAGACAAATTAAAAGACCCTCGGTGGCAAAAGAAAAGACTGGAAATCATGGAAAGAGAAGAATGGAAATGTCAAGGTTGTGGAAACACAAAAAACACCTTAAATGTTCATCATTTACGATACATTGAAGGTAAAGAACCTTGGGAATACGAAGATATGTATTATATGACGCTTTGTGACGAGTGTCACACTGAATCCCACTTAGACATTTCCGTACATACAACAAGACCATCATTTGACATTCAATATTTTGTAGATTTTATTGAACCTGTTTGGATTAGGCGTTATTTTAGTGAAATTGAATTTCACAAAGGTGATACTATTCTTACAGTAAGAGATGGGTATATCCTTGATGGAGTTAATCTTCATAACATTATGAAGGTTATCAGTAGAATAAAAAAATTCATTAGGGATAACTCCGAACAATCATTGTTTTTAAATTTAGGAGAAGGGATGAATGATAAAGTATCAATATATGATTTTGTTCAAGAAAGCGGGTCTTATAGGGAAGGGTTTGAAAAGTTAATAAAAAATACTGGAGAAAATAAAACAACAAAAGAATGAAAGACCCTGCCTTCCTTTTTTACCCGAATGATTATATAGGTGGAACAATGGGGATGACCTTTGAACAGAAAGGTGCTTACATTGAATTATTAATGACTCAGTTTAATAGAGGTCATATGACCATTCATATGATAAAGAAAATATTGAGCGAAAGCGAAAATAACATTTGGGATGTCATAAAATCAAAGTTTGTTTTGGATGAACATGGATTGTATTATAACGAGCGTTTAGAAATCGAACAGAACAAGAGGAAGGCTTATTCGGAGAGCAGAAGAAAGAACATTGAAGGAAGGAATCAGTACACTAAAAAAGAGGAACAAGAAAGTGGTCATATGACCCTCCATATGGAAGATAGAAATATACTTTCTTTTTCTCTATGGAAAGAAGATTATAAAGTATATATTGAGTACTTATTATTTGAGTTTGAAAGAATCAAAAAAGACAAAGATTGGCTATTAATGATGAGTAAGATGAACCCCAAAGTAGATGTCTTAAAAAGCATCGAAAAGTCAATAGCTGAGTATTGGGGACAGGAATCAGCTTGGATGAAAAAGAAGTCAGACAAAAAGACACAGATGATAAATTGGAAAAGCACATTCGCTAAAACAATGAAATTTCATTTAGTACCATCAGATCAAAGAATATTACCAATATGAAATACCAAAGTTCAAATACAAGTTCAATTTATGAAATTGACTTCGGGAGTGAAAAGAAGTATTTGTGTCCTGAATGTTCGGGGAGTAGAAAGAAACAGAAATTGAAAGACTGTCAATATTATTCAGATACAGACAGGGCTTATTGTTTTCACTGCAACACAACATTTTTCAGATATCAGCCTCACGAAGAAAAACAGTATGTAACTCCGGAATGGAAGAACATAACAGAACTTACGGATAAGGCCGTAAAATACATGAATGGTCGGATGATTTCGCAAGCAACGCTTAATAAAATGAAGATTTATTCCGACAACATCTACATGACACAGCTTCAGAAACAGACAGAGGTTATGTGTTTCCCCTATTTTATCAATGGCAAACTTGTGAATATTAAATATCGTGGCGGTAACAAATCATTTCAGCTTCATTCCGGAGCAAAACTGGTTTGGTATAACTACGATGCGTTGCTGAATTTTGACGAAATAATTATTGTTGAGGGAGAAATTGATGCTTTGTCATTTATTGAGAATGGATTTGACAACGTGATTTCTGTTCCAAATGGAGCAAATAAGAAGTTGGAATTTTTGGATGATACCATAAGTTTGTTTGAAGGGAAGAAGGTATATCTTGCCGTTGACAATGATACCAAAGGGATAGAACTTAGGGATGAACTTATTCGCAGACTTGGTGCCGAAAATTGCATGATGGTAAACTTTAAGCAACACAAAGATGCCAATGAGTATTTTTGCAATGAGAATGGGTTTGAATTTAAGTATTTAATTAAAAATGCTCTGCCGGTTGTTATAGAGGGGAACATAACGGTTGATCGGTTAATCCCTGAGATCGAAGATTTGTTTAAGAATGGGGTTCAACGGGGAGCAACAATTAATATTCCTGAGATAGATGAATACTGTTCCTGGGAAACAAAGAGGCTTGCAATATTTACAGGTCGTCCAGGATCGGGTAAGAGTGAATTTGTGGACTTTATTACCTGCAAGCTGAATCTTTTATATGGGTGGAAGATTGCATACTTTACCCCTGAAAATTACCCGTTGAAATTTCATTATGCCAAGATTTACGAGAAATTGATTGGGAAAAGGTTTAACAGTAAGGATAGTTCTCAGATGGATTTTGATATGGCTTTGGAATACATAGAGGATAATTTCTTTTATATTCTACCGGATAAAGACATAACCATAGACAAGGTTCTGACCAACGCAAAATCATACGTTAAGTCAAGAGGGATAAAGGTTCTTGTCATTGACCCGTATAACAGGCTCGAACATCAGGTTGAAAAGAATATGACCGAAACACAATATATTAGCCATTTCCTTGATAAACTTACGATGTTTGCAAAAATCAATGATCTCCTTGTTATCTTGGTTGCACATCCGGTAAAACTCGAAGGGGGTGCAGTCCCTACTTTGTATAACATATCGGGGTCAGCGAATTTTTACAACAAGACAGACTATGGGATTTCTGTACATAGGGTATTTGACGACAAAAATATAATGACTGATAATGTTGAAATTTATTGGCAGAAGATCAAATTTAAACATTTAGGAAAACAAGGGATAAGCGGACTTGTTTACAATCAGGTGAACGGAAGATTTGAACCGGATACGGAACAGCAAAGAAGATGGGATAATTCAAACTGGCTTGTACAAGAAGTTGTTTCGGCTGACCTTTGGGAAATGAAAGAAGATGTACCATTTTAGTATTAACAATAAAAATTAATTATCATGGAAACGAAAATTGATTATGAATTTGCAAAGAAAGTAATGCAAAGTGTTCACACAGATTATGACAACGTACTTTTTACAATCGAACGTAAAATAGTAGATGAGTTGGCTGATATTAGGTGTGATAAAGTTGATTTTTTAAGGGGGAAACTATCTTTAATTAGAGAAATAAGAAACAATCCCATTCATACTAATACTGAATATATTCCATTTTGATATGAAAGCAATAGATACTTTTTACAACGGAAATTATTTTCGATCACGCCTTGAGGCAAGGTGGGCAGCGTTTTTTGATTATGCAGGAATCAAATACTATTATGAACTCGAAGGATTTCAGCACAACAATGAAAAATATCTTCCTGACTTTTTTCTTCCAAACGTATCTGTCAGGAATGAAAATGATGGTGTTTGGATTGAAATAAAACCAGAAAGTTTTGAACATCATACAATTCCTGCTGCAAGTTGGTTTAATCAACCGCTTGTTTTGTTTTGTGGAATGCCAATAGATTTTGTGCATTACACAGAAACAGGTGTTGAAAAGGGATATGAATTATACCCAATGTGGGATAATTATATGAGAATGTTTCTTTGTTCAAATTGTGGACATATCAAAATTGATTTTGAAAATCGCTATAAAGATGATTGCTGGAGGTGTAATACAAACAGTTGGCATTGGACTTTATTGAACCAATGTGCAGTTAGGGCATCAAAGAAAAGATTTGAACACGAAGATTTTAACACATGAAAGCAAAACCAGTTCCATTAATTGCCCTTACCCCAAAGGAACCAGCCCCCGAAGGAAGTATCGGGATGGTCTTTGATTACTACTACAAGAAAGGATTATTAAATTTACCGAAAGGAATAGTTATAAACGCAAATAAATTTAAAGGGAATGAACAAGATTCTGATAGGGATTGATCCGGATGTAGAGTTTTCAGGTTATGCAAAGATGTATATTTCAGATAGTGGGGAAAAAGAACTTGGAATCACGAAAGTTCGATTTTTCCAAATGTATAAACTATTAGAACATTACAAGATTATTCCTCACGATGATTATAAAATAAAAGTTTACATTGAGGCTGGGTGGCTCAACACCAAATCCAACTGGCATGTTTCGGGCAAAGGAGAGAATGTGGCAAGTCGGATAGGAACAAAGGTAGGGGCCAATCATCAGGTCGGGAAGCTAATTGCGGAGATGTGCGAATACCTTGGCTTAGAGTACGAACTCGTGCAACCCCGGACTTCAAAGTACAGCATCAAGCAATTCCGCATGATGTCAGGGTACAAGGGCAAGTTAGATCAGGACATGGTGGATTCGGCCCTACTCATAATTGGCAGATAGCCTTATGTAGAATGAAAATAAATTACATTTAAACATTGTAATTAACACGAATATTCTTAACTTTGTAAAGAAAAAATTGCAGAACAATGAATCAAAATCCAATTATAGAGTACAACGTAACAAGTCCACCTGAGACGGTTGATCAGTGGTTGGGAAATGTAACGGCATGGTTGAACAATGCGGGATTCACTAAGTATAAACAAAACTTAAAGCATGAAGATTATGCCTATTGGAAAACTGTTTGGGACAATTATCACGAAAAGAAGCTGTATTCTATTGGCTTACTTTTCTACGATTGGAGAAAGTATCCGACTGCCGGTGACAGGATTGGCATTATGTACGAATGTATGATGTTAGGACAAAACAGAATTGACCTCGCCGTTTCTGATGACATAATGCTTAAAGACTTTGAACAGATGTGCGAAGATTTTTATAACTCAATGAAAAAATACGTTAAGTAAAATTGCAGAACATGGAAACAAAATCATTCGGTAGTCAAAAATTAGATTATGAAAATGTTGGGATGACAAGCTCTACCCCAGAACTGTTTCAGTTAAAAGAAAGATTGGAAAAAGAAGTTGCTGAATTTGGCAATATGATTACTGACCTTAATGCTGTTATCGGGAGATTTAAAGTCTTTTTAGCACAAGAAATTGGAGAACCTGAAAAACAACCACAAAGCGATAAATACACGGATTCTATGAATGAAGTAATAAAAGAATTTAGCAGAAACAACACACGCTTATATGCGTGCATTAAAAATCTTAAAACCTTTATTTAAAAGAACATGGAAAATCAAAATCACGAAGAACACGGAATCCAAATCTTTGAATCCACAGGAATCGAAGTATTTGAAGCACAGGAGAGAGCAGCTATTGACACGCAGATAGCTACTGCCAAGAAGTTTCCAAGAGACCTTATGCGGGTGAAGAATAACTCAATCGCTATTGTCAGCATGGACATTGAAACAGCGCAAAGTTGCCGTTATGCGAAGCCAGTTGCCGGGAGTAAGATTACCGGCCCATCGGTACACCTTGCACGTATCATCTGTCAGCAGTATGGTAACATTCGTGTTCAGCAGAGAATCAAACAGATTTCGAGAACAGAGATCGTTGCTGAAGCAGTTGCATTTGATCTTGAAACAAACTATGCCGTGAGTGTGGAAGCCCGTAGAAACATCATTGGAAAGAACGGACAAAGGTTTGCTGACAGTGTGGTGGAGACAAACGCAATGGCGACACTCGCAATCGCTGAAAGAAATGCAATTTTGAAAGTTGTTCCGAAAGCATTAACTGATGCCGTGTACAAAGCAGCTTTTAACTTTGCCAACGGTGATTTGTCGGACGATCAGAAAATATTGGCAGCCCGGAAGAAGATGCTTGATTTCTTTTCCGAAAAATATGATGCAAAGGAAGGCGACATTCTTCGCTTGCTTGGACTTCGCTCAGTTGGTCAGATCAAGGCAGAACAGATTGCCGACCTTAGAGGTTTTGCTCAGGCTTTGAAAGATGGGGAATTAAATGCCAACGAACTGTTTAAAAACAAAGTCGAAGAAAACCCGCAGGCAATCAAAGTTGAAACACTGAAACCGCAGGAGGGGAAGTTGTTATGAAAAACGAACCGGCATTCCCTTCTTTAACGGAAAGAATTTATCATTCAGGTATGGTGGGAAAAATAGAAACTGGTATGTCCAAGCGTTTCTTCGCTGCGTGTATGGCGATGCAAGGTCTTGTAATAGCAAATAGATTTGAAGATGCGAAGGATGCTTATATTATTGCAGATTTAATGCTTAAACAGGAATCAAATGACTTGGGAGAAAACAAATAGTTCGACAATGAGCAAAAAAGAAACAGCCATGTATTTTGCAGAGTGGCTTTGGGAATATCAGACCGGAGAACCACGAGAAGTATGGAAAAAGTTTGATGAGGTTTTTAACGTGGAATCCGATATTGAGGAAGAGGAAGAAGAAATTTCAACTGAAAAAGCGTACAACAAATGGAACAAGTTGAACAATCAGGAGACGAACTGATCCAGATTTTCCAGGGGTCGGATGAGTGGCTTGCCCAACGTAGAGGGAAAATAACTGCTTCCGAGGTACACAAGATCATGGGTGTTCGTGGACTGGGTAAAACAGGTGAGTCCTACATTATGGAGTGCGTGGCTGAAGAACTTGGAGCAGAACTTCCAATGGTTGAAACAAAAGCAATGGAGTGGGGAAAGTTTATGGAGCCATACGCCAAAGAACATTACGAAAGGGCATTTGGTGTAAAAGTAATCGAACAGCCATTCATTATTGCCGATTGGTGTGATCAGGCAGGTGCAAGCCCTGATGGGAAAGTTCACAGTTCAGGTTTACAAACGCAAAATTTATATACGGAATACAAATGCCCGTATGATCCCACAAACCACCTAAAGCACTTAATGATTACTTCGGCAGAAGAACTTAAATCTGAAAAACCGGAATATTATTGGCAGATAATGATGGGATTTGCGGTAACGGATGCAGATTCTTGGGATTTTATTTCATATTCTGAAAGTTTTACAGGAAAACTTCGGATGAGTGTTTTGCCAATTTACCCAAACCAAGCCGACATCGCCCTCTTAAAGTCACGGGTACTTGAAGCCGTGAAGATTAAAAACGAAATCATTGAAAAAATAAAAAAGAGATTAGCATGACAAAGAAAGAAGAATTACTCAGAATGTATTGCGATAGAATGACAGACATTGAACGCTATGTGTTTTATGGGAAAGATGATGTTCTGAAAGCAATGGAAAAATACGGAAAGTATTGTGCTGAGAAAGCATGGAATAAAATGAACTTAAATTCATTATACACATTTGATGATTGGTGGAACGAATTTGAAAACGAAAATAAATGAACAACGTAACATTATCAGGTTTTGTAGGGCAAGACCCTAAGATTGTAGCACGGGAAAGTTTTAAAGTTGCACGGGTTTCGATTGCCACAAAAATGTACCGGAACAAAGAACAGGTTTCGGATTGGCATGATGTGGAAGCGTTTGGAACCAATGCCGAATACTTTGAAAAGTTTGTGAAGAAAGGTGACTTTGTGGTGATCTCCGGGTATCTGACCACTACTTCTTATACCGACAAAAGCGGTCAGGAGCGCAAGAACTACGGGGTAAAAGTTACTTCCGTTGAATCAAATAATCGGGGAGCAACAAATACCCCGGCACAACCGCAAGCACCGCAAAGACAACAACAACATTTTGACGATGATATTCCGTATTGATTATGAGCGTATTCTACTACGAACAAATTGTTGGCGACATGCTTGGGATTAACCCCGAAGAATTGTCACAAAAGAACAGAGACGGTTCGTATGTGCTTGGACGACAGTTTTGCATGGTTTACCGTAATGAAGTCTTAAAAATGACTACAACAGCAGCCGGGAAAAGATACGGATTAAACCATGCAACTGTCATCTATTCATCCAAAAAAATTCAAATCTACAAGGAAACTAAAGACATCAGATACCTTCAATGGAAAGAATTTTTGGATAAATGCCGTATCAGGCTCAATTCTTTTACCGATCCAAACTTTCAAATTGACAACCCACAGGAAGTCATTGATAAGCAAATCGAGGAAAAAGGATTCAAAGGTTTTATGACCGATGCAGCCTACTCTTTCAATCGTCTCGTTTCTCTAATAATCAACGATGAAAACGAAGATGAAATTAGAACTCAATTAGAACTTTGTCACCGTAAGATTCACGAATTGAAATACTTGTATGAGTGAATTGAAAGATAAAATAAGAGAAGAATATCAAAAAGGCAATATAGTGTTTGCTTCTATTGATGGATTAATGTGTGTAAATCTTGCTGAATTTATTGAACAGGACACGGATGGAATCCTATATGATCTTAATAGGGATGAACTTACTGTTATGACATTTATTGATGACCCAAAATGGATAAACGATTATGCTGTGTGCAAGGTAATACGTGCATTAAAAGACAAAATTTATAAATTAGAATTGCGTAATGAGTGACTACCGCAACTACCGCATCCACAGCATCATCATTCCTGAAATGAACGACGACAATGAATTGACAGGGGTTAATCTTACCCTCGAAGTCGTCAGTCAGGAAACACTCACAAAAACCATTGCCGTCTATGAAGGGGGTACAACAACGCAACAGGAAATTGTCTTTGTCTGCTTCGTTAATATGCCGGACAGACCAAAGACACTGATGATAATTAATCCAAATGAATTTGATGAAATAACTGTAAAATCGTATCAACATGAAAGTAAAAAATCTTGGAATAGCAGTCAGAAGAATAGAGAAAAAAGTGACGGAAGTAGGGGGAATAATTATCCCGGAGACAGCCTCAGTAGCGAGTAGAACAAGGGAAGGAGAAGTTGTCGCAGTCGGGCAAGGCACAAAATCAACTCCAATGGAAGTTGAAGTTGGTCAGATCATCGTTTATAAACGAGAGAATTATCCGACAAGCGAAGGGTGTGAAATAATTGACATGAACGACGTTCTGTACGTGAAATAACGTTAAATGTATGAAATGTAGGCGAATAGGAACTACTGCCTTATCCACCTACACAAAACTAAATAGAAAGTAGAAAAGTATAAACCTGCACTGAATCGCCTATATTTTATACATATTGTTAGGCGTATGTGCTTTTAAATCTTAAAATTATGTACAATATTAAAGATGTTCAATTTGTTGGCAAACACGATTATGACAAAGAAAATTGTTTATCGGAAACTGGGTGGAACAAAACATTCTCAGTTGGAATATTCAAATGGGAATTAAAGAACAATCGTAAATCAATGAAAAAAGGTAAAACGATTGTAAGGGTATCGGGATTGGTAACAGATAAAGAAAAGGTATTTGCTTTTGCTGAAAATGTAGTAAATGATTTGGATGCTAATTTATGGGACGGTCGCAAAACTGTCGTAGTACGGTAGCATTACGCCTAACGTTTTGGGGCTATGAATATGTAAAACCCCTTTTTGTGCAGTGGGGGAATAATTACTGCACGTAACTTAATACATATACAAATGAATGATTTTAAAGACCGCCTGATTGATGAACAGGCACAACTGGAAGAAAAGCTGAATAAACTTGATGCTTTTCTAATGTCGGACAAAGTGAAAGCCGTTGATGATGTACAGAAAGCACTTTTGCAGGTACAGGCAACAGCAATGAACACCTACAACCAATGCTTAAAAGAAAGGATTGAACGGTTGTAAATCGAAGCGGTGCGCTGGCAGGGGTTTTATTATTTATAGCCCCTGTTAGCAAATCGTTTTAATGTTTGCTAATGGCTGGGTATAAGACCAGTAGCGGATTTTGAAACACTAAATTATCAAATTATGACGAACTTAAATACAAGCACCGAAGCTCAAAACACCACCGAACCCGCTATTGGTTTTATACCGTGTTATCGCCAGTTTTTTATCCGATTTAAAAATATTCCAGAAAATGAAATTAGCGGAGTTTATGATGGAGATTGTGGTAAAATACGAGATGAATTAGGAGTTTCTTGTTATCAATTTATACAACAAGGTGAAAATTATAATATTGTTCTATCTTCAATAAGCACAGGTTTTTTACACGATTTATGTTGGTTCTTAGATGATTTCCAAGATGGTAAAATACCAGTATATTTAATAGAAGCAGAACAAGTTGGAATTGGTAGTTATGGTGAACCAGTGGTAAAAAACATAAAAATTATAAAAAAATTGGAGTACGTTCAACTTGCAGAACCAAAACCAAAATATAAAATGGATATAACAAATCCACAATTGCGATGTCGCTTTTAAAATTGGCGATAACTATTATATATCACCAAGTTTGAATGCTTTATAAAAATTACATAATAAAAATAAACGTAAATATTTGTGATCAAGACAATTATTACTAACTTATGTGGGAGGAAAATAAATTATGAAAATAGAAGAAGCAATCGAAATTTTAGAACGGCATAATGAGTGGCGAAGGGGAGCTGAAATTGAAATGGCTGATCCAACCAAACTTGGAGAAGCCATTGATGTAGTAATTAAAGAGTTGAAAAGGCTTTTGTATTCTTGATTATTTATCCGTTAGCTTCATAAGGCCGGTGATAAGCAACCACACCAATCCTGACCCGTATGCTATGCAGAACGAAGTCAGGATTTGGTCTATTATAACGACACTATGAAACAGGTTTGGCAGATAAATGGATTCAAGTGCAAAGGCAATCCAAAAAGAAACACACCAACCACATCTAAACAACTTTCCAAAGAACACACTTTTTGTTTTTACCCACTCACGAAATGGGAGAAATATCTGTGCTTCCGAGATAACAGAAGCTATCGTACCGGAAGCAACAGATAATTTCAAAACCAAATAAAGATCATCCATAGCGTAGCTATTTCCCGTTGCAACAATTTGAAATTGCCGGAACCATCCACTGAATCATCAAAATAAAACTTCTCATAACTCAAAATTTTATATACAAAGTTAATCAAAAAAACACAATTTTTTTTATTCCAAAAAAAGAATATACATTTGTTGTAATTTATGTTTAACAAAACCCTTGTAAGGAGCAAGGATAATTATTCGCAGAGAATAATTTAAAACACAAAAAATGATCCTCGTAACAGCTATTTCTCGAAATGGTGTCCCATACGTGACACCCGTCAGTTTTGCGATTGACCCTGAAAAGATCGTAACTACCAGAGACAGAGACACTTTGTACTGTGAGTGTGAATATGGAGAAACTTACGACAGACGTAGGCAACCCATTACTTACAGACTTACCACAAGTAGGGCTGCAATAAACGCTTTAATCCTTGGCAGTTATTCAGGAAAAGAACTTTTGACCGTTACAGTTATCGGAGCAAATACCGATGCTTACAAGCCGGATAATTGGGTTCCTTATGACTTAGATTTGCAGGAACGGTATATCGTTGACATCCGGGAATCTTACTTCATGGTGAATCAGACCAAAACTGCTTGTCGCAGGATTGAGTATGTTCCGGGTTCTTTTGTGCCTGTTGTTCTGTATGTTTCAGATACGATGGCATCTATGATTACTGCAACTCCGGCAGAAGTGACTACCACGACAACTGAACCGGCAACAACCACAACTACATAGTATGATACTTGTAACGGTCTTAAAGAAACAGGGGGTTTCAGTAGCAGTTCCATACGATCTTGCTATTGACCCGGAGAAGATAGTCAATACCCGTGTGCTTGATGGCGTGACGCAGATTGACTATGCAGAGACATTTGACCGGAACAGAGAGGAAATAACTTACGAAGTAACGGCAGCAAAGCCAAATATTGATGCCACAATTACAGGCGACTATTCTTCGCATACTCTTTTAAATTTGGTAGTTTGTTGGTCGGACAACAAGGATTTAATTCCGTTTCCCGCCATATCCTCTACCTATACATTAAGTATGCAGGAAAAGTACATTGTTGATATTCAGGATGTTCCATTTGAATTATATTGGAAAAATCAGAAAATATCAACAACTGTTCGTAAGGTTCGTTTTGTTCCCGGTGCGTTCAAACAGGAAGTTATTTATGTCACCAATCATTTGCATGATTTGGTTGATAATACTCCTTCTGAAACAACTACTACTACAACGGCTGTTCCGGTAACGACTACGACTACCGAGATGGCAACTACTACCACGACGATAGAACCTTCGACAACCACGACCACCGAAGTTCCCGATTTGTGTCAGCCCTTATTCTACAAAGGAACAATGACGGTAGGTGGAGTTGAAGACGTGACAGGATATTTAGGTGGGGAAGGTGGAATTGGAACGATTAATCCATTGGAAAATGATCTTACAACTTTAATACACCAAGATAATACTATAACATTAGCATTGGTTAGTGGATGTTATGACCATGTATTTGTGTACATTGATGGGTTTGGGTATGAACTTACTTATGAAACATACGCAGAAGGTGTATATCAATATATATTATCAGGCATAATTACCAGTCCTTTCCCACCAGTAGGCGAAACCTGCAATATTCAGATTTGCTTTGGTGATGCTTGTACTACAACGACAACCGAGTTAGGAACTACCACAACAACACCCGTTCAATAATGGATTTTGAAAAGACTTTAATAGATGTGTCAAAGGAGAGTGCAGTGAAGGAATTTGCTGCACTCCACTCTGACCTTGCCGAGTGGGTGCAAACCCGTGAGGACGGATTAAAGTCTTTGTCCACAGAACAGGTTGTTAAATACATTGTTTGTTGCTACGACAAGGAAAGCCCATTGGTCTATTCCTATAAAAAGCGATGGGCAGTAAAGAAACGTGAAAGTGCTATCTACGCTCAATTCCCCAAAAACGAAACAGGACATTTTACAGAAGATGCAGATTCCATAATCTTTTGTCAGAACGATAAAATCAATCGGCTGATATTAAGATACCTGTACCTTTTACATGATCGTCTATTTCAGACCTATGTGATTTACAATGAAATGTATTTGCATCAGTCTGAAGAACTTATGCGCTATGAATTTGCTCAACCGGCACACGCCAAGGCAGCAAAGGAAAACCTCGACACATTGAACAAGGATATCGAGGAATTGGAATATAAGATATTTTCGGGTGAGGAGACAAAGAAGATGAAAGACCTTCTGTACGAGGAATCATCGAATATGTTTAATGAATTGCGCCCGGAACGCATTGCACTCCGCTTGGAGGAAGGGTTGCCAGCGATTGATTATAACCCTTATGGCAACTATAAGAAAAAGAAAATGGCATATATGGGGGACGAATGAATAGTCAACGTGAAATATCGGAATTGTACCAGAAACACGATACAAGTTTCTTGGTAAATTGGGGGTCAAAGACATTGGCTCCCATCCGTATTTCATTGCCTGACCCTCCTCCTCTTGAATATATTGACGGCTACGGCCTTCATCCTGACCAACAGGTTTTCCAAAGATTACCCGTTCCTTCCCGTCTTGCGAAACTCGAAGAATCCGTAAAGTTGGAGTTTTCGACCAAAGACAGGGGGATGTCAAGTAGCCGTGTGCTGAAACGGTTTTGGGATAAACTTGAAGCCCGGAAGGAAGATTACAAGGATGAGATTGAGTTTATCAAGAAGTTCATCTACCACATGTACGAAGGTTATTGGTGTTTCATTGACGGGAAGCCTACCTATATCCCTGGTTGGTATTTCTCGTATCTGAATACCTACAAGATGACCAAGGACATAGGGCGTGGATTTCCTGAATACCGTGAAAAATCAAGACTACGGTGGCTGTTTCGTGAGTACATCTATAACACCACAGAAACCTTTGCAGACATAGACTCCAAAACAGGACTTGCCTACAAAGTGGATGATGGGAATGGGAATATGATTTACCGCATGGTTGACACGGGAAAGAAACTATTCTATGGAACCATCGAACCAAAAGACAGGCGTGGAGGACTTACGAATGAATATTGCCATTTACTTATTCGTATGGGTATGGCTCACAGAGGAGAAGATCGTCTATGTACGATTGTATCAATGGGAGGAGACAACGCCGAAACACACTTTAAAAAGAAGCTGATTCCTGCCTTTAACGATATGCCTTTGTGGTTAAAACCAATTTATAAAGGCGGAATAGTATTGTCCGGTAATCAGATTGAATTTATATCCAAAGACTATTCCGAAATTGGTCATTTGGGAACTACAATCAACTTTACCGATTCCGGTGGAGACCTTGCCAATGACGGGAAGATGTTGCTTGCAGCAGGATTTGACGAACAGGGCAAGGGCAAACGCATGGGTAATGTCCAAAATCGTTGGCATATTAACCGCGAAGCAATGTCATTGGGAGCTGGGGAGAAGATCATAGGTTTTTGTATGCACCCTTCAACTGTTGAAAAGATGGCAGAAGGTGGGCAGGACTACAAGGATATGTGCGACCTTTCGCACTTCTACCGTCGAACAGCAAACGGACAAACTCTTAGTGGGCTTTGTATCTTATTCTTTCCTGCCTCTTTCTGTCTTGAAGAATACATGGATAAGTTTGGTCAGCCAGTGTATGAATACCCCACAGATCGTCAGGTACGCCTTGGATATTCAAAACGCATCGGTAGCAAGACTTACATAAACAATCGTCGTAAAAGTTTGTACGACCCCGAAGATGCAGCAAAAATGGCTGACTACCGTTCCTTTGTCCGTAAATATCCCGAAAGCTACGAGGAATGTTGGACGGGTGTTGCCGGTCAGCTTGGACTTCCCAATGAGTTTCTTCGTAAACGCAAGGAACAGCTTACATTGCGCTCTGAAACCATAAGGGGTGAATTTATATGGACGGACAAACAAAAGTTGCGTGTGATCTTTACAGAGCGTGGCGACGGGCGTTGGGTGGTTGCCAAACAACTCTCCCCGCAACATTCGTGCAAGGTAACGACAATGGAACAGTATTCAGCTTTTGAAGATGACGAAATCATTGTCAACCGCCCTGATGGAGTTATTCAAACCATTGTCGGTGTTGACAGCCATCAGTTCTCGAATAAGAATGAAGCACGTTATATAGAGGCACAGAATACCAAAAAGTCCGAAACGGGTATTGCCGTTATGCAACGCAGGGATAAAAGCATTGATCAGAATGACGACCCCCGGACTTGGAAATCAAAGAAATTTATTGCATCTTTTAAAGGTCGTCTTGCAACAAGTGACGAACAAGCGGATGAAGCCCTGAAAGCTGCGGTTTACTACAACGGACTTATTAACATAGAAACTAACCGTAGGGAAGTGTGGGAGGCGATCATTAAAAGGCGGATGGGTGGCTACCTAAACTTTCACGTTGAACTGTTGGCTAATGGTGAACCTCGCATGTCATTAGTTCCTGGAACTGTCCTTACCCTGCAAAAGAAGATCACTGGATTTTCTATGCTTGCAGATTATCTTGAAAATTATTGGGCAATCGAACCAATATACGAGTTTATAACGGACTGTGATGAAATTTCTTCGATTGAAGAACTTACCAACTACGACCGGATTGCTGCGCACATGCAATGTCTTTTCGGTGATGAATCCTTATACGCAGATATGATGGGTGAAGGGTTTGATGATTTTGAATCTGAATCTGTTTTTGTATTGGGTGCTGAATCCTTTAGAGCATGAGTGAGAAAACGTACATACGAGTTGAGGACATAAAGAAGATAAGTCCAAAGAGCGCGGAGCAGTATCGCACGGGGAATTTTAATTATCCCAATTCTAAGGTTCCGACAATGGAGAAAGACGCATCTTACTTTAAGATGTGGGCAGAAAAAATCTATCACTTATGTCTGAATGGGAAGGCGTGGATGCCCCTTTCTGATTATGGCTCCATAGATGTTATGAGGGCTTATGCCGATGGTCGTCAACCTACGTCACAGTACAAAGATTGGATATTAGGATCTTGGGGAATACGAAATCAGGGGGGACAGACAGCTTCGGTCAATGGTGAAGGTTGGGATATTAGGGATGACGAATCCGCAGATGTACGTCGCAAGGCTTGGATGAATCTTAAAACACAGCCGGTCAGCGTTGCCCCAAAAATCATTTCCAAGATCAGCGAACATATCCGTTCCATGTACTACGAAATGGGAGTAAAAGCCATTGATTCGTATAGTATTGAAAATGAAGAATCTGCAAAATATAAACTCTGGTTTGAGAAACAAAACCGTGCTTGGTTAGAATCACAGTATGCCTTGTTGGGAATACAGATGGAAGAACCAATCTTCCAACCCGTCAACCTGTACGAATTGGAACTCTATGCCTCATCGGGGGGATTTAAAGTCCCGTACAGCGTTGCAATGGAGGATTTACTGAAACATACTTTTGAAATTAGTGGTTGGGATAAGGAGATAGGTGAACGCATTGTCAAAGATATTATTACCCTTGGCTATGCAATCATCAGAGAAGAATTTGACCGTGAATTGCAACAGGTGGTTGTCAAGTATTGCGACCCCAAGTTTTCAGGGATGCAATTCAGCAACATCAATTCATTCAAAGACAGCGAATATGCCTACACGATTGAATGGTGGGAGGTCAGTAAAATACGTCAACGTCTGAATCTGAATTATCAGGATGCTTCGGCTTTGGCGTATGCTTTCAGTAATCAATACGGTAACCCTGCTGCAAACTCGTGGAACGAATACGGCTATGCCACATTAAATTCAGGACTGACAAGTTATGGATTTGATTTTTACAAAGTCCCGGTGTTTTGTTTTGAATTTTTGGATGTGGATAACGAAAAATATATTCAGGTAGAGAACAAGTTTGGAACAAAGATAAACAAGACTTACGAAGGTAAAATTCAGGATAACGAGAAGTTGCAGGAACACGAAATCCGTTTGGTTCGTCAGGGCCGGTGGATTGTAGGTACAGATAAACTTTTTGATATTGGCATTAAACAGTACATCCCCCGTGACGAGTTTAACAAGCCAAGGTTGAGTTACCGTGCAATTAAAATCAATACCATTCCAATCATTGAACAGATTAAACCATTCTTGGATGCCTTCAATCTGGCGTGGATAAAACTTCAGGACTTTATTTCAAAGGCTGTTGGTAATGGTTTTGCTATTGATGTGGGGTCACTCAAAGACATTGCCGTAGGTAAAGATAAATCATTTGACCCGATGGAAGTATTGAACTTCTACCGGCAATCCACATTTTTATTGTACAAACGTGCAAAACCAGGACTTTCGGGAATGACAAAGCAAAGTGCTCCTCCAGTTATTCCAATTACCAACAATACTTACGACAACATCCGTGCCCAGTTTGAAAGCATGAATTTCTTTATGCAGAAGATTGAGGACGTTACGGGTTTGTCAATGGTGGCTTTGGGTAAGTCAGCAGACCCAAATGTTGCCAAGTTCAATATGCAGGTGTCGGTACAGGGAACAAACGAAATCATCAATAACATTGCCCGTTGTAAAACAGACTTACAGGAAGATGTGTCTGTAAATGTCTGTTACAGAATACGTTCACTATGCCGGGTAAATGACCATATCCGAAAAGCATACGAAGAAGTCATTGGTGAACAGCGCATGAAAGCGGTGGTGGAAGCTGAGAAAAACCACGTAAAGTATGGTATCCGCATTGAAGCCACAGACATTACCGAGGAAAAGCAGAATCTTATGGCAATGCTTGGTGCAGCGATAAAACAACCGGGAAGTCCTGAAACCGGGAAGTTGGACATGAGTGATGCCATGATAATTCAGGACATGATTATGCAAGGTCAGAACTTCAGGCGTATCGGGTTAATTCTTGGCTATACCATGCGTAAAAAAGAGCAGGAAGCACGTAGGATTCAGCAGGAGAACATTCAGTTGCAGGGAGAACAGATTAAAGTTCCTGAGATGATAAAGTATCAGGCACAGCAGGAGCAACAGCAATGGGAATGGCAGAAGATGGATAAGGAATTTTATTACGATTACATGATAAAATGGGGTGTGCCTCCGGGAAGTGTGCCCCCCGAACAGATGCAACAAGGGAATAATGGTTAATAAAAAAGGTTATGGCAGAAGAAAAAGATTTTATGGAGCAAGCGGCGGCAGAGTATATGGGCTGGTCAGATGAAAAGCCCGTAGAAGAACCGCAGACTCCGATGGCAGAAACTCCGCAGGGAGAACCCGAAAAGCCGGTAGAAACACCTCCGGTAGTTGATACTCCACCCGTACAATCACCAAGTTTTTCAAAGGATGATGTATTGCGTGAATTTAACAATCTCACGGGATTCAATTTTGATACCATTGAAAAGGCAAAGGAATATGCCAATAAGTATTCAAAATTTGATGAGATTGAACAGCAGGTAGGGATTATCCCCGACCTCGTGGATGCCTTGGAAAAAGCAGAAAATCCCATGAATTACTTCCGGGATGAAATTGCATACAAGGTTGCTATGATTTCCAAAGACCCGAAGTTTACGGGCAAGGAAGATGTTGTAAATGAAATATTGAGAGGCGATCTTAGTTCGCTGGATGACATCAGGATAATCGCATTGGCAGCGTCACTTAAAGCATCAAAGGGGGTGAGGAATCCCCTGAGAGCCGAACTGCGCTCCATGAATATTAACCCCGATGATGTAGTCGGGGAAGATGTAAATTATGCTGATGTTGACGACGATACCAAAGATTTGCTCAAAATAAAAGCAGATGCTTACAGAGAGGAACTGTCAAAGTTAGGTCAGGACATTAAGGCTCCTTCGTTTGAAGGGACGGTTGTCGAGCGTTTACTGAGTCAGAAGAAAGCTGCGAAAGAGGATTACGTGGCTGCTATTAACAAGGTAATGCCCGTAGCAGAAGGGGTAATCGGGGAGATAAAGGAAATCAAACTTACGGATGATTTCAACTTTAAACTTGATCTGACACCTCAACAGGTGGATTCCTACAAGCAGGAATTGGCAGAAATGATTGTTAGCGGTCAGTATGACCTTAGCACCGAGGCGGGGAAGGCTTCCTTATATGGTGCGTTAATGGGTCGCATTAAGTCGGATAACTTCGACAAAGCTGTTTCGGCACTCGCTTCTTTTAAAGCCACAAAAATTGAAGAAGAAATGCGTCGGAAATTTAACAACGAACAACCGCTTGGCAAACATGAACCCAATCCGATGAGTGACAATAACGAAAAGGATATGATCACTCGTGCTGCGGAACTGCTACTCTCTGAAAGGCAATAGAAAAATATTGTTGAACAAAAAACTTTTGAGAAATGAGTACAGAAAAAGGCCCAGCCATTAGGGGTAATGCAAGGGAAGGCGTATTCTCGCAGACTTGGCGTTTGGCGAATGAAAGTGCCACCCTTAAACCGCAAACCTACGGTGAGCTTGTAAAGCTATACGGCGATGGTTTGAAATTTGTTGATGCCCTGTTCTGGGCAAAACGCTACATTGATGTATCCACTCGTTCACTTAAAGTGATCGAAGAAGGTCACTTCTGGGATACGCTGACTACCAATGCACAGGTGAATCCGGTTGGAGACTCCGTTGATATTACCGTGACTTCTACTGATAGCGTCCGTGAAGGATTATCACTCCACATCCCGGCTCAGTATTTTACCGGGGCTGATATTCCGCAGACCTATCGTATCACCACCAAAGCCGGCCCGGTTATGGGTGTTTATACCTATACCTGTTCTCCGTTCCTTGACATTTCATTGGACGTTGCTATCCCGGCTTCTACCGAACTCATCGTTGGTGCTTCCTCGTTTGCTCCCGGCACTCAGCAGATTGCTTCGAGCGTACAGGACTACTTCTACCACACTCACACTACCCGTATCATCAAGGAAACTGTGAACTTTGAAGGTGGCCAGAATGCGTTGGAAGAATGGGACGATTTGAAATCAAGCGAATATGGTGCTTCCCTGTATGCCCGTGCGGTTCTGATTACGCAGATGAAAATGCGTTTACAGCAGAATGACTTTGTGCTGATGGGTTCTCCGATCACCAATACCAACGGACTTACTCAGAATAACCGTTGGAATGAAGCCAATGATATCCTCTCTGACTACGGTATCATCCCCGCTATGGCTCAGGCTACGGGTGCTATGAAACAGTATTACACCGGCTCTTATGCTGAGGATAACTTTGACGTTGTGAAATTCTTGTTGGCATCTCAGGGTCTTGCCGGAAGCAACAGTGTGTTCTTCGGGCTTGGTCAGGAACTCTTTACCAGCATCGAAAACAACATGCTGAAATTTATCCGTGAATATAGCGGTGGTACTGAGTTGTATTATGACAACCTGAATAAAGTCGGGTTCAATGTTCGTGAAATTTACAAGAACAACACCAAGTTCTATCTCTGTGAAATTCCCGAATTTTCAGACCCGGTTCGTTACGCTGCTCCTGATTATAACTTTGAAACTATGGGATTGATTTTCCCGGACAGCAAAGTTACCGCTACCCTGAATGGTTTCAATCCTGCTACTATGGCTAATGCAGCCGGTGAAAAGAGGTCTCTGAATCACCTGACGATGGGCTTTTTGAATTATGGCAAGGAGAACAGAAAGATGATCATCGGGAACAAGGCCGGTGTCAACGGAATGGGCATCCCGTTCAGCGATGATTGGGATGACAGTTCACTCTATGCTCTGACCGAAATGATGGTTATTAACCTCGCTTTGAATCAGACCATTTTGGTACTTCGTACTGACGATTAGTATTAACATAAAGGCAGGGGGGAGTGCGCATCCTCCCTGCTCTTTAAACAAAAACAATAGGTTATGGCAATTTATTTAAACGAAAGAATTTTAAAGGCTGATCCCAAAGGAACAAAGTTAGAACGGGAATATGCTCAGGGGTTGGTCGAAGTGCAGAAACTCTTTGATAAGTTTCGCAAAAAAGGTCAGACAGAAAGCCACCTTCAACTTGCACGTAAAATCAGCGAAAAGGATAAGGTTTACAGTATGACATCACACAAACAGAAAAGGCTTCCAACCATTGCCCTTCCGGTAGAAGTACCGTATTATGACGATGAAATGGGAGCAACGCTGTTACGCTACTCATCCACTCCTCCGACGGCAAATGCCAATGGTGGCGTGTCGTGGGCAACAAAGTACATTGAATTTCGTGAATATCTTGGAATTACGGAGAAACAGAAAGACTTTGCCTGGTTTCTGTTGTTTGCTTCAAACCTGATTAAAAAGGGTGTTTATCAGTTGGTGGATATTGAAGCCACATACGAAGGTACATTCAATGATATCATCGTAAAGAAAGATGTTATGGATGTGCTGACAAGTGGTAACGAAGACATTGTCCGTCACCTTGCACAAAAGTTCATTGATGAATCTATGGGTCGCTTGGAAGGCAAAGAACTTGCTGTTAAAGTTGCTCAATGGATTGAACAAAAGAACAAGTGGAAAGACGTACATGCCGAACTGAAAAGCAAAAAGTCCATTGAACTGACTGAAAACGAGAGGGTTTCTGTGATTGAATACGAAGGGGAAGAAGTTATGCTTCAGGAATGTCCTACGGAAATCAAGCAGTTCCAACTCAAAGCAGAAGCACAGGCATTGGGAATAAGGCTTACCGTTCCTCCGCAAACCAAGAATGTTCTGTATTCACTCATTCAGCATGTGAAAGCAAAACAGAATGAACAACTTTGATCTATATAAAATATTAAACTTCGTTGTCAACAAGGATGTTTACGCTCAGGCGATAAGTCCGGGCGAAATGCAACTGGAATTGCAGTCAAATAATTTAAGGCATTTCCGCAAAAGATTAGGATTGCCAGAGACCTATATTCCCGGTTCTGCAAATGAGGGAGTTGGTGTCAACCGTATTACGGAAGGCGACCTTCTCCCTTTCCTTGTTGAAGAAACCAAGAACCCTGTAAATGGTGTGATTACCCTAAATACAAATTGGTATTACATCAATGACTTTTGGACGGCAAATACCATTACTGCTGAGATACTTAGTGTTGGTGAATTTAGCAGTCGTCAGAATAATTATATTACCAAGCCTACTGCACTGCACATGGCAGCGAAACAGGTCAAAGCAGGGTTGTATGTTCTGCCAACATCTGTTACGGGCGTGACTGTACAATACTACCGGCTTCCTGTAACTCCGACCTTTGTGACTACTGTAAATCCTGTGACATTGGAATTGCAGTATGGTGTTTCGGTGGAGTTGGAATGGGATGACGGCAATAAGTTGGGGGTATTGGCTTTGATCTTACAGGATTTAGGTTACAATGTTGCGAGAGGAGATATAGAGCAGTTTGCTAACAAATTGATACAGACAGGAAAATAATGAAAAAGGGTAAACTCATAGAAAGCATTGTTCAGGGGATACTAAGGCAACAGCCGACACAGGATTCAAGTAAGTTTGCCCATTTCCTGACACTTGAAGTTGAAGTCGGCAAAGCATACGAAACAGCAGTCAAACAATTTTTTTACAACGACAAGAACCTTGACAATGCGGAGTTTGACTTCTATGCCAAGAAGTACGACATCAATGTATCCACAAGTAATGGCATAACCTATGCTACCTTGCCGGTGTCTGTTGTCGAACTCAAAAAGAACTTGGGGATTCGTTCTGTAAGACCCGTATCAACGATTTCCAATGAGCAGGGTGACTTTTCGTTTATCCGTACTTCGGAAACAGAACTTGAAATGATAAAAAACCTTGAAGTTTACTGCTGTTCAAAGAAAGCATTTTACTACAAGGATGGTTCCCGGATTATTCTCTCCTACCCGATCAATGAGTATTCGCTGATTGAAAAGGTTAGGGTAAAACTCCTCCCTTCATTTGCAGACTTTGGGATGGACGATGACATAAACTTCCCGATGGGAGAAATGGAAGCAACGGCAAACTTGTTGCAGATAATGGGTATTCGCCCTGTGAATAATTTAAACGCTGATGACGCACGGTAATGGCAGGAAAAAGTTTTGTAAATATTGACAATCTTGTTTCGTCTGTTTTGATGTCCATTGGTGACGAACAAAACAAACGATTTGAGATACGGGCAACGCAATGGGTGATAGATACCATTCGCAGGATTCATGTAAACTATTCGCCCTACTACCGCGAAGAACGACTGTATTTTGACAACGAAGATATTTTTTCCATTCTGTACCCCAAAGACACGGTGAAAATATTGGCAGTAGGTATGTACCGTAATGACGAGTTTTGGCCTTTCACCAAGAAGAACAATATGTCTATCTTGGCAACAGAGGCAGGGGCTACCGAAGCATTTGACTACGATGCCAATGAAGGGTTAGCTGTTCCCCCGATGGGTGTGGCTTACGGTGGTCAGGCTAACAACACTGCCTATTGGGTAGATGACCCACAGCATTGCCGTATGTTAGTTCGCATGTTCTCCTACTACCGTTCTATGTCGTCTTGGCAAGATCGCACCACATGGCTTAAAGACAAAGGCGTAATTGTCCGGTACAAGTCCACAGGAATAGATTGCAATGGCGATGTATGTGTACCTGTGGAAGCCCGTGATCTGATTACGGCAAAGGTGACATACGAATTTATGCGTAGGGGTTTAGCCGGTCAATGGACAATGGGACAAATTCAATTACAACAGGTTGAAGTTGATAATCTGCAACAGGAATATGAATCATTGTTGTATGAACCCTCAACTTTTTGGGAATTTAAAGACAGCATCTACGGTTCACTTAATATGACAGCAAGGAGGTAAAAATGGCAAAGAAAATAAGTGCAAAGAAAGAATCTAAGTTTATTTTGAATCAAATAGAAAAAGAACCTGGTGCATTTGATTTCTTTGTCCCTCCTATTCAACGTGGGGGGACACTCATGCACGATGATTGGGGCAAAAGGAAAACACGGGTAGTAAATAAGATTGTCAAGAAAAAGACAAAGAATTATAACATTAGCAATAGTCCACAGGGGGTACGTTACAGATCATAAAACATGGAAGGACTGACACAGATAATGCCTCTTAATGGAGCAATGAATCAGGATGACGACCACCGTTATGTGCGTTCATCAGATGGTCAGGTTATCGAAAGAGTGAACCTCAGACCTAACTCCATTGACGGGAAACGCTTTATCAACGAGAAGATAAAGGGCAATACGCTGATAAATATTGTACTGCCTTCCGGTAACAACAAATGTATCGGATGGTGCAATGACTTTGAAAATTCAGCCATTATTGCTTTTATCTACAACTCCAATTATCTGCATTCTATACTTCGATATTTCCAAAAGACAAAGACCATTGAGAAGGTATGGTACGGACAGACCAACTTAGGCTTTGAGGACGCTAACGTAAGAGCCTTTATAGCCGATGGTATGTTGTACTGGCTGAACGGAGATCAGCAGCCTAAATCGTTTGTGATTGATTATGCGGTACGTTTTACCAACAGCTTGCCCGGAGACAAATACGATATGTCATTTTTCCCCTTTTCGGATGTTATCTTCCCTATGATTAAGCGTCCTCCTCAGTTTGCTCCGACTTGTAAATATACTTCAAGTTATTTTGATAACGGTCTTGTTGTTAATTATAACAATCTCCGAAGAAAAATGTTTCAGTTCAAATACAGGTATGTTTACTTGGATAATCAGCAATCAGCATGGTCGCCAATTTCCAAAGTTCCATTGCCATCAAGGGAAGTAACTTACTTAGGAGAATTTAACGCAGACGTATGTATAAACAATACAATAGAAATAAGCATTAATTCAGGAAGTTCGTATGTAAAAAAAATAGACGTTGCAGTTCGTCAATGTTATGATCGTAGTGCTTTGGGTGACTTCTATTTATTCAAAACCATTAACAGGTATGATAATGAATTAGTGAAGATAAGTACTATTGATGATTTTGATATTATAACTACTAATTTCCTTAATACGACTGTATTAGAAAACATTAACACAACTATTAACAATAGATATTGTGATGATGTACCCCTTTCAGGGAACGATACCCTTCTATTGGACGGAAAGTATTGCGCTATTTCTATGCCACGTAAAAATTATGATCTCAAAGATGTGGATTATGATTTGGAAATTGTGGAAAATGAAATTTTTGAAACGGTTGATATTGCCTACCTAAACCACGAATGGGTAGGAGGAAATCACCATTGGTATATTGTTGATATTGTATATCAGGCAAATTCGGATTATTATATTTCATTTGTTGATGGTGGTGGACATACACATTTATTCCATGTAAATTCAGATGCTCTTGGTGGGGATGAAGCACTTGCTCAGGCATTCAGAACATTAATTCTTGCCGACCACACAATAACTGATTTTCAGGATTGCGTAGTACAAGAAAATGGTGGAATATGGCAACTAATTCTAAACTTTGGTCATGGGAAACAACCATTTAATTTTGAAGCATATTATTATCCAAGTTCAAGTATTGGGCAGAATGTTACCAAATCTTTGAAACGTGGTCAATATCATCCTTTTGTAATTATTTATAACGACGGATTCGGAAGATATGGTATAGCGCAGGGAGATAAGGAATTATTTTCACCAACCGAAACAGAATGCCCAATAACATTTAGCGTACAAGCCAAGGTTATTATAAACAATAAGCCTCCTGATTGGGCTGTTTCTTATAGAATCGGTTATCTTCCAAATCATAGTTACCTTTATTTTATTCAACTAATTGGTGTTTCTGTTTGGAAAAAAACTGATACGGTAGCACCGGCAGGCGTTGTATATACGCAGTATCCATCTGCTGCCATAATAATAAAAGATATTCCAACCGACTGTTATTTCATTGCAGTAAATAATGCGATATGGAATATGAGGGAAGCGAATCCGAACCTTGCCATTTCTGATTATATTTTTATGGAAGGTGACAGATTGCGCAAACCTTGTTCCCCCGATACGTTTGAAGTATTGCGTGAAATAACCGTAAATTATTGGGATGTAGGCGATGATTGGGATACTGATGACCCCAAAGGAACAATCACAGGAATACTTACAAAAGAAAATTTCCAAGAACTTGGTAAAACCTATACAAGCAGATTGGAAATTTACAGACCCAATCCAAGTATTCAGGTTTCAACGGCAAGTTACAACAATGTATTTTACGAAACCGGGGATGAATATGAAATATTCAATCATGGAGAACCAAATGCAAGACATGGGAATACACAATATGGTCAGGTAGTAGATGGGGCAACAGCGCAAACATTGGATGTAAACAATAATGTCCTGACACCTGCTGAATTGATTTTGAATTTTGGGGATGTTTATATACGAAATCGTGCAGGATATTTACCTTCTATTGCACCACCTGTTTTGGATGTACAATACATAGAAGATATAAACTATACCGACTTCTTTGTTTCAAGCGGCATTGACATTGGTAGGGTAACTGCTAAAATAGAATCAAAGCAAAAAACTTTAAATTCCATTGTCAGGGGCGAACAGTTCTTGGAAGGCACAGAAACAAATTGGCTCAATGTTTTTATCCTGGGGACAAAATCTTTTGATGCTTCCGACCTTTATGGCCCAATAACAGGGATTGAAGAAATGGGAGGAACATTGAAGGTTATTCAGGAACACAAAGAGGGGAGCATAACCATTGGAGAGGTCACAGCGAAGTTTGCAGATGTCGGAGAATTTACCTATATTGGTGATGCTGTTTTCGGGGCTTACAGAATGTATCCTGAGAACAGGGGAACGACGTACAGAAGGTCAATGGCGCAAAACAACAGATACTTATATTACTTCGATGAAAGCACAAGTGAGTTTATTCGTTCAAGCCCTAATGGTCAGGCTCCGGTCAGCAAAGAATACAGTATGCAAAATTGGTTTGAAAAGAAAGCCAAGCAGTTACGAGAATATGTTGGGGACAAGGATGTGGTCACATCATTCGACAATGACTACGAGGAGGTACTTGTTTCCTTCCGTATAGGGAATACTATTGAAACCATTGTGTTCTCTGAAAAAGAAGGATTCAAGGGGTGGATGGAGTACAGAACGTACTTTAACGATACAGATGTGCCCGAATTGTTTGCATCATTTAAAGACACTTTGGTATCTTGGATGAACGGAAAACTGTACTTGCACAATAGTGGATTAAACAATACTTTCTATGGTAAATTGCATGGTTGCAGTTTGAAAGTTCCGGTAAATGGGAACGTGCAGTACACAAAGAGGTATAGTTCAATCCGGTTAAGTTCGGACAAAAATTTGTGGAGTATTGAATTTACGATACCGGATGGGGAAAATTATGTGAATCAAAAAACAATACTTCGTCCCGCAATGTTTCGTGAAAAGGAAAATGCTTTGTATTCAGACATTTTGCGTAACATTATTACAAGGACGGGGGTTGAAGATTTGGCGTTGATTTACAATGGAACACGCATGGTGGGTGAATTTATGGATGTAGAAATTAAAGAAACCACCAATCAGGATGTTTTTTTAGGAGCAGTACAGGTTAATTATCAAATTGCAAAGTAAGATGGCAGGGTTCATGGATTCAGTAGGTGGCTTGGGAGGTATAACTTCGGCAGCACAAATACTACTTGGTGTAGGAGAGAAAATATACGGTGGTATTCAAAGACAAAAGGCAGAGAGAGAATTTAAAAAACACCCATACGAAATACCGGGTTCTGTCAGCAAAATGCTTGACGTTGTTCGTGGTGTAGCATCACAGCGCAAACTCCCCGGTCAGGAATTTATGGAGCAACAGATAGGTGCTACAACGGCTCAGGGTGTCGAAGCTGCTACCCGTGTTGGTCGGTCTGCCTCTGATGCTCTCGGTGCTTTGGAAGGGTTGTATGGTCGCCAGATGCAACAGCAACAGAACCTTGCTTTGGCCGGTGCACAGAATTGGCAGGAGAATCAGATGCGCTATGCAAATACGTTGGAAAGAATGGGGGCGTATGAAGATCAGAAGTGGCAGTACAATACTTTGTATCCGTATATGCAACGTATGACGGGAGCAGGGGAAATGCAGATGGCCGGTAATCAGAACATCGGAAGTGGAGTAAGCGGATTGGTGAGTTTGGAGTCTGCAAATCGAGCCGGACAATGGAACAATCCCTATGCAGGGAATAATACTCCTACAAATTATGCTCCACATCAGGCTCTACCAAGTCCACCTGTCCAAATAGGTCAATACCCCGGCTCACAATTTGGGACAAATTCTTATTGGGATTATAAAGTACAGGGTGGATTGATATAATTAACCTCTAATATATAGGTAAAATGCCAAGATATTCACAACAGAGTCCATATCCAACAGGTCGTGCTCCATTAGCATTTGACCTCAGCGAACAGATGTGGAATATTGCGCAACAGCGAATACAGAATCGAAAACAGGAAATTGAAGAACAGAAGAAAGAGATTTCTGACAACGAAAAGATTCTTCTGACTGCCTTGGATTTTGAAACTGTCAAAGGTGCGCAGGATAAGTTTACTTTGGACATGGCGGGGCGAATGAAAACCCTGACCGATAAATGGGCATTAAGGATGAAAGATAGAACAGGAATCCTTACCACAGAAGATAAACTTGAACTATTAAGAGACAAGAGGGATATAGAAAGCAGAATGCAGGTGGGTGCTGCCAATGTTGCACAGTATGATGAATTGAGGAAACAAGTTTATGCGGATGAGGAAGGGAAGATTTTCGATAAAAAGAAGTCATTAGAAAACTTAGGAAGATTTGCTCTGAATGGTAATATTGGGTACAAAAGCCCAATGGATGCTGTAATAATGCAACCGCAACCATTTGGACAAGAAGCATTAGCAAAATATGGGAGTTGGTTGGAAGAAACACAAAATCCAAAAACAGCATTTAAAAGTACTACAAAGACAGATTTAAAAACGGGAGTTATTACAACTGAATTATCGAATGAAGAAGATGTAAATGCCAAAATGGATTTGTTTGAACAAACCCCTGAAGTTCAGCAGATGCTAAGGGAAAATCCAATAGAAACAAGGCAATGGTTAGATTTAAACAGAAAGGCACTTATTAAAAAACCACAAACGTCAGGAGTTAATTCAGGATTGATAGGCAAAACAAAAACAGGAAAGGAGGAATTTTCATCTGACTATCCCGGATTTACAAAACAGGCAGAAGTTGATGCGGCGAACAATTATAATGATTTTGCTGAAAGACTATATCAAGGAGATGAATCAGCAATAGAACAGCTAAAAGGGACAAAATATGCTTCTGTTGAGGTATATCCCGATAAGTATATATTGACAGAAAACGATGATAAAGGCACGAAAAAAATAGTAAGACGTGACGTTGGGAAGAAAGCATTTAAGCATAGTGTATGGGATGTTGCCCCGGATAGCGTAACACAAGGGTTGACAAACTTTGGATTATCTTCTTTTATAAAGGAAGATTACAACCTAAGTAGCCCAATAAAAAAGGCTGAAATAACTCCGAT